ACGTTAGATCAAGAGAATGATAATAATATTTTCATACATATGCACAGCGTTGGTGGAGAGTGGGCTGATGGAATGGCTATTTATGATGCTATTACAATGTGCAGATCGCATGTAACAATAATAGTATATGGTCAAGCCGAGTCTATGAGTAGTATAATACTACAGGCAGCGGATACGAGAATCATGACACCCAATGCTTATTTTATGTCTCATTACGGAAGTACTAACGCTGGGGGCGATTACTTAAATGTTCAGAATTGGGTAAAATATGAAAAACAAATTTGTGATATAATGATGAACATATATTCATCCCAGTGCGTTGGTGGACATTACTTTAAAGAATTAGGTTACAATCAAGAAAAAGTAAAAAGATTTCTCTACAGAAAACTTAAAGCTGGAGATTGGTACATCAATGCGTCAGACACAGTTTTATACGGATTCGCAGATAAGGTATTAACATCTTGGCAAAAGCTAAACTAAAAACAATTGATGAAGCGTGGCTAGGTTTAGATTCAGTTGAAGCTGATTTTTTTAATCCTATGTCTATACTTAACGTCCATGATGATGATTTTAATATTAAACTTGCTTGGTTAATGACTAGGCCAGAATATTTTTCTTTTATTTGCAAAGAAGTTCTTAATGTCCAACTGCTTCCATCTCAGGCTTTGTTTTTAAGAGAAATATGGAATAGAAAATTTCCCATGCTTATTGCTAGTCGAGGTTTTGGTAAGTCTTTTATGCTATCTCTATACGCTGTTCTTAGAGCTTTAATTCTACCTCAACGTAAGATAGTCGTTGTGGGCGCTGCCTTTAGACAATCTAAAGTTTTGTTTGAATACATGGAGACTATATGGAGAAATGCACACATGCTCAGAGATATGTGTGACGGAGATAGTGGCCCAAGGCGGGATACTGACAGGTGTACGCTTCGCTTAAATGATAGTACTATTACATGTTTGCCATTGGGAGACGGTCAAAAGATTAGAGGTCAGAGAGCCAATGATATTATTGCTGATGAATTTGCATCTATACCTAGAGAAATATTTGAAAATGTTGTAGCTGGTTTTGCAGCTGTTAGCGCAGACCCTGTAGAAAACGTAAAGAGAGTAGCTGCGAATAAAAAAGCTCAAGAATTAGGAATTGCAACAGAACAAGATAATCGTCAAGAAGTGAAGAAAGATAATCAAATTATTTTATCTGGTACTGCATATTACGATTTTAATCATTTTTCTACTTATTGGAAGAAGTGGAAATCTATTATTAAAAGTCAAGGTAATCTTAGTAGGCTTAGAGAAATATTTGGAGAAGATCCTCCAGAAAGTTTTGATTGGACTCAGTATTCTATTATACGTATGCCTTATGAATTATTACCCAAAGGCTTTATGGATGCAGACCAAGTAGCTAGATCCAAAGCGACTGTTCATACTGGTATATACCAAATGGAGTATGGAGCTTGTTTTACTAGAGATAGTCAGGGGTTTTTCAAGAGGTCTCTTATTGAGTCTTGCGTTGTTTTAGAAAGCGGTGAGATTAAAGACAGAGACGGAAACGCAATTAACTTTGAAGCCTGTTTAATAGGCAATAAAGACAAGAAATATATTTTTGGAGTTGATCCCGCCTCTGAAGTTGATAATTTTAGTATAGTCTTGCTAGAGATTGAACCAGCATACAGAAAAATTGTACACTGTTGGACCACGACTAGATCAGAACATAAAGAAAAGATAAAGAGAGGTCTTGCTTCAGAAACAGACTTCTATGCATATTGCGCTAGAAAGATAAGAGACTTAATGAAGCTATTCCCATGTGTACACATAGCTATGGATGCGCAGGGTGGAGGAGTAGCGGTTATGGAGTCCTTGCATGATAAAGATAAGATACAAGAAGGAGAAATAGCTATTTGGCCTATTATAGACGATAATAAAGAAAAAGATACAGATGGTGAGAGAGGTTTACATATCTTAGAAATGTGCCAGTTTGCAAAGTACGATTGGTTAGCAGAAGCTAATCATGGCATGAGGAAAGACTTTGAAGATAAGACTTTACTTTTTCCAAACTTCGACCCTCTTACCTTGTCTATATCCGAACATGAAGATATGACAAAAGGCAGATCCTTCGACACTCTAGAAGAATGTGTATTGGACATAGAAGAACTCAAAGATGAATTAGCTATGATACAAATGACACAAACCACGGCTGGTAGAGATCGGTGGGATACTCCACAGGTTGTCATAGGAACTGGCAAGAAAAGTAAAATCAGAAAAGATAGATATTCAGCTTTACTAATGGCTAATATGGCTGCAAGAATTATAGCTAGAACACCTGAACCTGAAGCGTATAGCTTCTATGGAGGCTTTGCCTCATCTACAGAAAGATCGCACAAAGTAGATAAAAAAATGTACAATGGACCCAGCTGGTTTGCAGATTCTATGAAAGATGTGTATTAATAGATATACAATTCAATTACATTCCGATTGAGGTAAAAATGAGTGACGCAGACATGATAACTTGGCAAGAAGGCGACGAAGAAGGCAAAGCTAAAGCAATGTCTCAATTCTCCGACAACGTTGATTCTTATAGTGGTCTAAATAAGAGTCAAGGAAATCATTACAGACATTTTATAGACATTGAACCCAACCGCTCTGTTAAACCGGGATTTACTTCTAAGGACTATTATGCGTTTAGGCCCGACGAAGCTGTACCTAATCAGCAACGTAGAATTATCAAGATGTGCATGGATGCTTATGACAAAGTTGGTATTATTCGTAATATCATAGATCTTATGGGCGACTTTGGCAGTCAGGGAATACAGATAGTTCACAGGGATAAAACTGTGGAAAAATTCTACCAGCAATGGTTTAGAAGCGTTAACGGTAAAGAGAGATCAGAAAGATTTCTTAATAATTTATATAGATGCGGAAATGTTATTGTCTATAGAAGTTATGCAAATATTACTCCACAACTTAAGAATTATATGAAAGCCTTATCTTCTGATATTAAGGTTGAAGTTCCTAGCGCTCCTGCTGATGAGATACCTTGGAGATATAATTTCTTTAATCCTCTCACTGTCAAAATGAAAGACGGGAATTTGTCTTTGTTTATGGCAAAGCAAAATTATACTGTTCACTCTGGTTCTTTCTTTGATAAGTTTAAGGCTGGAGAAATACCTAGCCATGTTCTGGAGACTTTACCAAACAATATAAAACAAAGTTTATTACGCGGAGAACGAGACATACCATTAGATCCAGAGCGACTGTGTATGTCTTATTACAAAAAAGACGATTGGCGACAATGGGCTAATCCTATGATTTACGCTATTTTAGATGATATCGTTATGTTGGAAAAAATGAGACTTGCAGATATGTCTGCCTTGGATGGTGCTATATCTAATATTAGACTTTGGACTCTAGGTAACTTAGATCACAAAATCCTACCCAACAAAGCAGCTATTAATAAGCTTAGAGATATTCTTGCTAGCAATGTTGGTGGTGGTACTATGGAACTCGTTTGGGGTCCAGAATTGTCGTTTCAAGAATCTAGTAGCGATGTTTACAAATTTTTAGGATCTGAAAAATACAACTCTGTGCTGAACAGTATATACGCTGGTCTCGGTGTTCCTCCAACCTTGACGGGGATGGCTAGTGGCGGCGGTGGATTCACAAATAATTTCATTTCACTTAAGACTTTATTGGAAAGACTACAGTACGGTAGGGATCAGTTAATTAAGTTTTGGGAAAAAGAATTAGAGATTGTAAGAAAATCTATGGGCTTTAGATATAAGGCTCATATCCAATTTGATCAGATGACTCTATCTGATGAGGCTGCTACGAAAAACTTGCTTATACAACTTGCTGACAGAGACATCATTAGTCATGAAACGTTATTGGAGAGATTCAAAGAAATACCTCAAATTGAGAATATAAGGATAAAGAGAGAGCTTGCTAAACGTGAAACAACTGGTCCAGAAAAAGCTGGTCCTTTCCACGCACCTACGCCTCCTCCCGATGCTGAACAGGAACAAAATTCTCCGTCCACGCCTGACGATAAGAAAACTGATGTTCCCAATATTAAAGACGCAGATGGAAGACCTCTCTTTAAAAAGGACGATAAGCCAAGGAAGAAAAGGGTAGACACTCCACGTTCAAAACCGGGTGTTGCAGAAATGTTGTTGTGGGCAGAAAAGTCTTGGGATAATATATCTGGAATAATAAACTCTGCTTACTTAAATTCAAATGATAAAAAGAATTTGAGACAATTAACTAAAGCGGAGGTTAAAGACCTTGAAACTCTTAAGTTGCAAATATTTAGCAATCTAGATCTATACGAG